CGGCAGGGTCATTGGTTTATAACGGAAGTACAAAGCTACAGGCTTACTCAAGTGGCATAGACGTTATTGGTACAGCCACGATGGATGGGCTTACTGTAGATGGGAACGTAGGTATAGGTACTACTAGTCCTGAAAAGGATTTACACATATCAAGTGTTTCTGGTTCGGCTAAATTAACATCAACTGGCGGTGGCGCAAATATCTATATGCAGTCTGCTGACAATAATACTACTCGTATTAGATGGAACAGCAATAGTAATTTTGCAATCAGAAATGACGCTACTTCGTCTGATGTGTTCAATATTAACTCATCAGGCAACGTGGGTATAGGTACTACTAGTCCTGCTACTAAGTTAGCAGTACACGGAGGTACAAGCGGCACAGGTGTAGACGTAGCTTCCTTCAATTCGGTATATGGAGCATTAAACATACAGTGTTCTGACCTTGCGGCGACAAACCCAACATGGACACTAAGGTCATTTGCGGGAGAACCTATTGCGTTTGCTCAGGCTACAAGTGAGCGCCTACGTATTGACGCATCAGGCAACGTAGGTATTGGTACTAGTAGTCCTGCGCAAGAGCTACACGTATCGTCTACTGGAGAAGCGGACATACGGTTGCAGGGTTCTTCCAGTGCTAACCATGTAGACTTCTTCCACAACGCTTCTGATTTTGGCTTGTGGGGTACTGGTACTCAGCAACTAAAATTGGCTACCAACAACACTGAACGACTACGTATAGACGCATCAGGTCGCGTGGGTATAGGTACTAGTACGCCTAGTCAAGAACTTCATGTCGTTAGCTCTGGTGAGTCAGATATAAGACTACAGGGTTCTGGAAGTGCTAATCATTTAGATATATTCCACAATTCTTCTGACTTTGGTCTATGGGGTACTGGTACGCAGGTTTTCAAACTAGCTACCAACGGCTCAGAACGCATGCGCATAGACTCATCAGGCAACGTAGGTATAGGTAATATTAGTCCTGACACTAAGCTACACGTTGCGGGTACAGTGACTGCTTCTGAAGGCTTTGCTATGGGTAGTGGCGACCAGATTTCAAGCACTGGTAATATGTTCATAGATATAGACTCTAATAACGATAGCACTGCGGCAACTTTAGATTTAACTAGGGATGGTAAAACAAAGAAAACTGCAAGGTTTGCTGAAAACGGAGACATCAGCTTTTACGAGGACACAGGCACAACGCCTAAGTTCTTCTGGGATGCGTCTGCGGAGTCGTTAGGTATAGGTACTGCTAGTCCTAAGCAACAACTACACATTAGTGGTGGTAGTTCTTCTGGTGATGTTACAAAAGTAGCTATTGGTGCAACAGGAGCTAATGCAGAGACACACCTACAGTTAGCTGAACGCTTTACTGGTAATGACATGAACTATGGGTTTTCTTTTGTAACCGATGGTAATGATACTAATAACCTTTTAATAAAAAACCATGATAACTCTACTACTGGTACTACTGCGCTGTCTGTAGCTAGAACCACAGGCAACGTAGGTATAGGTACTACTAGTCCTCAAAAACCATTACACATTAATTCAGGCACAAGTAACATTGGCATACGAGTAGAAAGCTCTGACAGTGAAGCTGAAATTGAGTTTATGGACAGCACAACAACAGGTACTTTACAGTCTCCTAGAATTGGCGGTGTAGGTGACGCATTGTTTATGCAGACTAATGGCTCTGAACGTATGCGCATAGACTCATCAGGTAATGTAAGCATAGGTACAGTTTTACCACAGACATCAGCTAAGTTTAACCTTAGACGCAATGGAACAAATATTGAGTTTGGTCATGGCAATAGAACATCTGGTTACTACGGAACTTTAGGCGCACAGTCTAGCAATGGACAGCCTTACATGGGATTCAGTTGTGATGCTGATGATTCTGGCAATACGTTCACTACTAGAGGGTTTAAAGGTAACGTACTAATAGGTACTACTGCAGGTGACTTAACATTCAATCAGATTACATCTGCAAGTGCTTCAGGTCAAACACCTTCAGAACGTATGCGCATAGACTCATCAGGCAACCTATTCGTAGGTCAGACAAGTACAAGTGCTTATACAACTACAGCAGGAAGTAGTTTGAGGGCTTCTGGATTTTCAACACACACTAGAGATGGTGGTGATGTGTTACTTCTTAATCGCCTGTCAAGTCCCGGCTCTATATTACAGTTCCGCAATGACAACTTACCTGTAGGTAGTATTGGTACTAATAGTAGCAACGCTTATATTTCAGGCACAACCCGTGGTCTACACTTCACAGGAACAGCAGGTATCATCCCCTGTAATGAATCAGGCGCAGCTCGTGATGCTGACACTGACTTAGGTAAATCTGATACACGCTTCAAAGACCTCTACCTATCTGGCGCAGTAAAGTCAGGTGATGGCTCCGCCTCTGCTCCTGCTTACACATTTAGCGATGATACTAATACAGGTATGTTCAGCCCTGTAAATGATACACTATGTTTCGCAACAGGTGGGTCAGAAAAAATAAGGCTAACAAATGACCGGGTTGGAATTGGAGTAACCAATCCTTTATATAAGCTACATGTAAATGGCTCCATGTTTGGCTCGCATTTAACACTGTCAAGTAGCTTTATTGCAAGCACTGCCTCTCAAATTACAAACGGTGGGTATTATGGCTCCCCCGGGCTTACGGTCAAAGGGTGGTCATCATCTAGCACATCAAACATGTTTTTGATGAAATTTGCTAACATTTCTAACGTGGAAAAAGGGTCAATTAGGATTTTAGGAAACACTACATCCTATAACACTTCATCTGATGAAAGACTTAAAGAGAATATTCAGGATGCAGAGGATGCAGGAGATAAAATTGATGCCATACGCATAAGACAGTTTGACTGGATAGATGGCGGTCAGCATCAAGATTATGGTGTAATAGCACAGGAGCTACTACCTGTTGCACCTGAAGCGGTATCTGAAGGTGAAACTGAAGATGACATGATGTCAGTAGATTATAGTAAGCTAGTACCAACATTAATTAAAGAGATACAATCACTACGCAACCGAGTTGCAGAACTGGAGAATAACTAAATGAACTTTACAATAGCAGAACTTGAAAGAAACACAGATGACGGTGTAGTAGTAGCACATTGGCAAGTAAACAAAGCCTCTGGTGAAAACGTAGCGACTTCATACGGTACTGTTAGCTTTACCCCTGATGCATCTGCTGAAGGCTATACAGCTTATGATGCTTTAACTGAAGAAGCAGTGATCGGTTGGGTGCAGGAAGCATTAGATACAGAAGCACTTGAGGCTTCACTAGATGCTGACTTAGCCGAACAAGCAACTCCATCAACTATTACAGGAACTCCGTGGTAATGATTACTATTGACGACAAAACTTATACAGAAGAAGACCTAGATGATAGCCAGATTGTTTTAGTGCAACGTGTGAATGCTTTGCAAGCTGAGTTAGGTCAATATGAAATGCGCTCACAGGAGCTTAATGTTCTTATAAGTGCGTATGCCAACACTATTAAAGAAGGTCTTTCTGAGGAAGAATAATGTCAAACTTAGAGCCGAGAGTAAGCAAGCTAGAGTGGCGCGTAGATAACCACTCTGCACAACTAACAAGACTGCATAATCAAACGTCTGAACTAAGAGATGAGTTACATAACATTAACAGATCATTACTTCAGATTAAGTGGTTAGCACTTGGTGTTGGGCTTGTGATAGTGGGTGAGTCTCTTGGCTTAGGCGGCATGATGAGAGTACTTGGAGTATAACATGTGGCAAACATTAGTAGGTCCTATTGCTAACATTGCAGGTGGATACCTAAAGAACAAGGCGGAAGAGAAACAAGCCAAGCATGAGGCTAAGATGAAGGTCATACAGAGTGATAGTGACTGGGAGTCTAAAGCTGTGGATGCTTCTGCTAACTCATGGAAGGATGAGTTCTGGACATTAGTATTAGCTGTGCCTATCTTTATGATTGGTTACGCAATAGTAGTCAATGACACAACGGTTATAGACAGAGTAGAGCAAGGGTTTGTTGCCCTGTCTAACTTACCTGAGTGGTATCAGTATCTACTATTCATTGCCATATCTAGCTCGTTTGGAATTAAGGGTGTATCTAAGCTGATGAGTTTGCGTAAGTGAGACTGCTGTTACTGTTATTCTCTGTGTCAGTGTACGCGTCAGACAGCCAACAGAACGGTGATCTGAACAACAACACACAAGACTCTACAGTTAACAGTAATAATGTTACGACAAGCACTACAACCCAGAATGTAGGGGCAGGGGCAGGGAAGCCTAACCCGGTGAACACTGCTATATCCCCATCCCTTATGTCATCAGGTCAGGACACTTGTCTACGATCTGCGAGTGCAGGTATGCAGATAGATGTCTTAGGTATCAATGGTGGTCGATACGTACAAGATGAAGAGTGTAATAGAAGGAAAGACAGTAAGGTTTTAAAAGACATGGGCATGTCTATCGCGGCAGTATCGCGTATGTGTCAAAACAATAATAACTGGACAGCCATGTTTATCGCAGGAACGCCATGCCCCATTTTAGTTAATGGTCGTATGGTCTTTGGCAAGAATGCCTTTATAGCCATGAAGAATAACCCGACATTATTTATTCCTGACTATGAAGACAAAGAAACACACTACAACCAACTACTAGGAATAGGGGTAACAATAGATGAAGAAGATACTAGCGACAATCTTAGCGTGTCTGAGCGTTTCCGCCCACAGCATTGATGTATCCAACTTAGTTGATACTAGCCAGAGCATTGTTGACACGTTCGACACAGGTATCCAAAGAGTATCTGCACTACAAACATTATCTGATCAGGGATTGATTGCACCTGATAGTGTGGTTGATGACAGTAAGTTAACTTACGAGCAAGCTCAAGCCTACAATGATGCTTTACAAATGACAACGCAAGCAGTCTATACAATGACCGCTAACGAGTTTGTAGATGAACAAGTAGATCAGGCTAAGATGGAACTTAACACGGCTGTAAGCGCATTCGTGGGTGCGTCAGAGGTATTGATCAAAGCTGTTGTTGTTAATGACATGGCGGTAGAAACAGAAGAGAGTGGTGATGCTGTACAGGCGCAAGAGATACAGTCATTTATTGCTAACAATAATGTTGAGATTACTGATACTCATGTTGATGCCTACAATGATTCGTTAGATGCCGTGGAAGAGACAGCTCAAACCTTTGCCGCATTTGTGGCAGTACAGAATGATGAGGGTTTAGTGCAGGATATGCAGGCAGAAGTAGATATGATGGGTGATGACTTTATGAATGCTTATGATGCGTCATTTGATTCGTCTACTGGGTATGCTTCTTTGGCATTCCATACGACTAACGTGGTTATGATGTACAGCTTAGAGGGTGCATTTGTAAGTGCGGCTGATGTCTTGGGGGCAGGGCAAGAGGGCGAGTTCTATCAGACTGGACCAACTGCTGACGATTGTTTTTACTGTGAGGAATACTAGTGCTTGCTGATACAGAAGTTAATATAGGTGGTACTAAACTCAAAGGTGTGTGGATCGCCATAGTCCTGACGATAGGTACTTCGATAGGGGGTACTGTATGGACAGCCAGTAGTTTGTACTCAAGACTTGAAGCAGTAGAGTCTATACAGATACCTGACACCACAGAGATGCAAGAGCAGTTAGTCAGTCTTGGTAGTAACCTAGAGACTATTATGGAGCGTCAGAAGGAGTTGATAGCCTTGCAGGAAAGAGTGGTTGATGTAGAGAAGCTAGTCACAGAGATGCAGGTGACTGTAGAAAAAGCTGAGATAGCTACACAGAATAGTGATAAGATACAGGGTAGGCTAGATAAGATTGATATTGAGGTCGAAAGTATCTGGCAGGGCATGGACTTTTTAGCAAATCCGTATCGAGGTGAATAATGTTTGAGTATTTTAAGTTGAGTGAGTTTGACTGTCAGTGTACTGGCAACAATGAGATGAAAGAAGAGTTCATCCATAAGCTAGATAAGTTGCGTGAAGCATGTGGCTTTAGTTTTATTATTACTTCTGGCTATAGAGACCCATCACATCCTATTGAGGCGCGTAAGTCTAAAGCAGGAACACACGCACAGGGTATAGCGGCTGACATTGCTGTCTCTGGTGGTGCAGAAAGATATAAGATTGTACGTGAAGCTATGCGTCTAGGGTTTACAGGGATAGGTGTTGCGAAGACATTCATCCATGTAGACATCAGAGAGACTACACCAGTGGTGTGGCAATACTAAGACAGTAGGGATTTCTTTGCTGTCTTCTTAGCTTTCTTAAATGCACTTGCGGTAGGCGCGCCTTTCTCGCCTGCCTTTCTCATGCGCTCACCACTACCTGCGGCAATGCGTTTACGTTTAGCATGTATATTAGAATATAATCCCATTACCACTTCACCTTATTAGCCCAGTATGCGGCTGACATTTTTCCTTTAGCTATGTTCTTTCTATGTCTAGCCTTGAATGATTTGCGTCTAGCTTTATCTTTAGCTGACTTTGGTTTCTTGCCTGCCCCTGATACACCTTGTTGCCCAAAGCGTATGGTCTTTACTTTGTCGCCAGACTTTGCCACCACTACATGAGACTTAGTAGGGTGCGATGGTGTGCGCTTAGGTTTGTTATAACCTGATACGCCAATACGTTTTAATAAGGACTTAGACATTGCCCTATTATACCAAAAAAAAGCCCCAAATACATGGGGCAAAGTGGACATACTACACATACTAGGGGATATGTATTTCTATTCTATATCAAACATCTCAGGATGTTCAAGACTTAATTGTTCTTCTGTAGGTGGTTCCGATTGTTTAGCTATCTCTTTTTCAACCTGATCCCACAGCTTTGCTATTTCGTATCTAGCATAGCCACTAGCATTGTTATACACAGCCGCATCTATTACATTGATTAGCTCTTCACGTATATCAGTCAGCCCATACTGGTCTATCTTGTCAAACATAATGCCTAATATTTGATCACTCATATTACACCTCAGTTATAACTTACTGGTTCATAGTTTTCATCTTCATCCATCTTCTTAAATTCTTCCCTGTAATGTTTCGCTATTTCTTTTCTCAACTGCCTGTTAGTCTTCATCAGGACTTGCCACTTCTCCCTCAGCATCTCCATGTGTCCCTGACCTAATGTATCTTCTAGCCACGCTGTAAACTCTAATGGGTTAGCGGTGAACTTCATGTGGCAGTAGTGACACAGACATACGGCATTGTCCATTGACCATCTGACTGACTTAGCCGCCCTTCCATAGATGTGAGCGCACTCCATCCTGCCTTCTACTTTGTTGCAATGTTCACATACATGACCTGCTTTCTTCCTGACAACATCACTGAACCACTTGTCTGCCGCATCACGCTTTATTGCCATTCTTAAAATCCTTTGTAGGGAATGTAACATACAGTTTGTACTTCTCTGCTAGGTGTCTTGTTATTGTTTCAGCTACTAACGATACTTCATCTGTTGATAACTGCCTACTACTTTCATCCTTCTCAGGATACATAGCGCGCTGAACTGTCATCCATATTAAATCCATTACACTGCGGTCAGTCCACGGTGCTTCAATATCTTTTGTTAGAACAGGACTGCTTATCATGCAAGGAAACCCTGCATTGTTGCACCGCTTGGCTATCTCCTTACAGAATACCCACATAGCATTGTTCTGCTTAATACTTCTAGGCTTTCCTAGCTTGTATTCAAACGTAATGTACTTATGCTTCTCATACATCTGCTCGACAAATTCTTTATACATTGTGAGTTTCTTAGGACAGTTGACAGTCCAAGCGGCACCATTCATAACGCTAACCTCAAATACTTGTTCATCATTATTTCTGATTGTGTTTCACATCTCTTAATATTGTCTTGACCCAAAACATAACGTGACTTAGTTCCATCAAGATTGGTAAAGGGCTTTCTCTTTGGCATAAGCTGTAGGTCAGTAATTACTTTCTCGCCATTCTCCTTTAGCTTGTTCTTCACCATCCTAGACCTAAGTGTATGCTCACTCAATCCTGTAAGCTCACTCATATCTTCATATGTGTAGTAGTTACCAGTAACAAACTTATCGCTTTCAGTTCCTACATACTTATAGCCTTTGATGCCGCCATGCTTCTTATCCATATTTGTTCTCCATGTAGTATTCAGCTACGCTACAGATTTCATTGTAACGGTTAGTTACCTTTCGTCTGTTGGTCTTTATGTCGTGACCTTTCTCTTTCAGCTCAAAGATTCTAGCCGCCACCTGTGTGATGCCTAGCTCCTCAAAAGCATTCAGGCAGGTTAGCTTCTTACCATCTTCTAAATATTTTAATACTCTCTCTGATTGTGTCATTGTCTTCTCCTAAAAAAGTTTGGCTTGTTGCCATTCGCATGTGAACCCGCAATCAGCAGGCATATCATCTTTGAACCTTCCCCTATTTGGATCTAGTTCATCTAAAAAAACTGCACCAATCTTATCCTTGTTGATAGCGTGTCCTATCTCTCTTTCCAAGTTAGCCATTTTGTCAAAAGCATCTGGGAAATCTTTGCGTATCTTGTTCCAGTAACCCATGCCGCCTTTAACGCATCCTATGCAGTTGTTGTTATTGTATCCAAGTTTATACATTGCAGGTATTTCTATCTTCATATCCTTCACAAACTCAATGCAATCTTGCTTGGTATACCCTTGCTCCATTAGTATAAAGTCAACGTCAACATCATTATTAGAATCTATGAATCTATTTGCCCTAGACTCTTCTTCTACTGTGTATCCAAATACCTGTATATCAGTTGGCTGTTGGTAGTCCTTTCTTACATTTTTCTTTAAGATCATAGTGCAAGGCGCACCAGTCTGACCTTTTATAAACTTTCTATCTCTAAACACCTTGTAGATAGAGAAGTCTTTGCGCTCATCGCCAATTATCTTTACTGGCAGTTCGCATTTGTCTGCGTATTCATTGAGAAATCTAAGGTTATCCACATGCTCCTCTGCAACTCGACAGTAAACTGCTTCAAACTTTTCTTCCTTGTACTTTTCTTTGGCTAGGTATGTGGCGAATGCGCTTGCCGCCCCACAGCTAAACCACGATACAACTCTCATAACTCCCCCAGTTAATCCTAGTTAGCCCATGATCTATCAGTTAACGCTACTTCAATATCGCGCTTCTTGATTTGTGCGGGCTGTTTGATTTGTGTAACTACCTTTTGTTCAACTTCATCTTCCCACCTTGCATTGTTTAGATAGGTTGACGCATGGGGTATGAATGTTTTGTTAGCATCACTCCACTCGCCATACTTAATCCTTAATGCAATGTTCTCTGCTATCATCTTTACAGTATCTTCATCAAGTTTAAGTTTATCCCATGATTTCCTAGCTTGTGCCTTGCCAACCTTTCTTGGGTAAACACTCCAAAATGATTCAAAATGATCTATATTATTAACTGTAATATTAGATGTAGTATTAACTGTATTATTATCCTTAAACTTTTCTTTAATACCCCCATTAACTTTTCTTTGTGGGGTATTTAACTTTTCTTTAATAGGGTCATTAACTAATCTTATATACCTGTTTAAGATTTGTTTAGTACCCCCATCCTGCTCCATCTCAATGCTGACGTAGCCTGCGTCTTTAAGACTACCTATCCATTTACTAATAGAAACCTTGCTGACGTTATATAGTTCTGCAAAGTATCCGTTAGTTGCCCAACAATATCCTTTCTCATTGCAAAGTGCAGTGATCTCACCATATAAAAGTTTGGCGTTAGGCGTTAGACTCTCATCGTATCTGACGTTAGCAGGGATGATTGCGTAGTAACCTTTCTTATCCATGCTCACCTGCCCGGATAAAGTCGCTTACTGGTACTTGGAACAAGTCTGACAATGCAATCAGGGTGGCACAGCTTGGCTCTCTGTGGTTATTCCTAATCAAACTGATAGTAGCAGGGGACAATCCACCCTCTCTAGCTATATCTGCCTGTGTCATGCGGTGTTCTTTCATAAAATGATCTAATGATTTGTTAATATCCATGTTATCTCCTTAGTGATTTGTACCCATCATATATCAATGTAAATTAATTTGCAAATAAATATTGACATAGGTGTAAACATTAACTAATATGTCAGTACACAAACATGAGGACACACAAATGAAACCAATAATATTCGAAGAATACAACTTCAACAGGGCGGAAACACAGTTCCCTCTCATCACCACCACATCTAGTGACGCAGAAGTTACAGAAACAGCTTGGAGATACTCTATTGACATCATGCGTAATGATGCAGGCTTGTTACAAGATGCCTTTATAGGTGAGTATCTAGGTGATTTAGGTTTTATGGAAGAATATCATCAGCAGGTTTTGCAGGCACTGGCTGACGAAAACTATGAAGAGATTGGTAAACTAGTTGAGGCATCTGTATCATACCTTAACCAGATAACTGTTGATTACATCAATGAACACATTACACAAATGGAGATGAGATATGAGTGATTTAAGCAAGTTAAATGATTATGAGAAGGGCGAGTTCGATTGTATACACGGACACCCTGCCCGCGAGTGCGAACCAGAAGCCTACTACAACGGCTATGCAGATGCGTACGCTAAAGAGGCTAGTGCTACATGGTATAGCGAGAAACAATTTCAACAAATCTTAGGGGGTGCATAATGAGTAACGTATGGACAACACTGTCAGCGATTGACGTATCTAAAAACATCGAGAAGAAGGGTAACTTGAGTTACCTTTCATGGGCATATGCTTGGGGTACACTGATGAAGTATTACCCTGATGCTAGTTACTGCTACTTTGAGCCTAACATAGACCAGAATGGCACTGTTGAGGTCGAGGTGGAGTTGACTGTTGACGGTATCACCAGACGTATGTGGCTACCAGTGATGGATAACAGGAACAAGGCAGTAGTAAACCCAACATCAAGAGATGTGAGTGATGCTAGAATGCGCTGTCTGGTTAAGTGTATTGCTATGTTTGGATTGGGGCATTATATCTACGCAGGTGAAGACCTACCATTAGCGGTATTGGATACACCTATCAGTGAAGAGCAGTCAGCTAAGTTAAAAGGATTGTTACAGGCTACAGAGAGCGATGTTAAGAAGTTCTGCCAAGTGTTCAAGTGCAAGACTGTAGATGATATGTCAGTGGCTCAGTATGATAGAGCATTAGCAATGTTGGAGAAGAAAGTTGCAAATACTACAAGCTGATCAGGGTACACAGGAATGGCTAGATGCTAGGTTAGGCAGACCCAGTGCTAGTCAGTTCTCTAAACTAATCACTACGGCAGGGAAGCCTAGTGCATCAGCAGATGAATACATAAACATCTTGATAGCTGAAAGAATACTGGGCGAATCAGAGCCAATCTACGTTAATGAATGGATGCAGAGAGGCACAGAGTTAGAGCCAGAAGCTCGCGCAATGTATGAGTTGATGCACAGTGTTGACGTAGAAGAAGTAGGGTTTATACTAGATGACTCAGGAGAGTTTGGTTGTAGCCCTGATGGATTGATTGGTGAAGATGGGGGTGTTGAGTTCAAATGCCCTGCACCAAAGAACCACATAGCATGGAGCAGAAAGGGCGAATGCCCGAGTAAGCATTATGCTCAGGTACAGGGTTGTTTGTATATTACAGGCAGAGAATGGTGGGACTTTATGTCATACCACCCTGATATGAAGCCCTTTGTTGTAAGAGTAGAACGCAATGAAGAGTTTATCGAGAAACTGGCTAAGCAAATAAACCTAGCCGTAGAGGAAATCAAATCAGAAGTGAGGAATTTAACGTGAGTAAAATAGGAATCTCAGTATCTATAGATGTGACAAAGATTGACAAGTCACGCATCAAAGAAGTAACTAAGAAAGATGGTTCAGTGGCTAAGTATGTAAACCTGACTACCTTTATCAACCCAGTAGAAGAAGATCAGTACGGCAATCATGGCTTTATTGCACAGTCTCAGGACAAAGAAGAGCGTGAGTCTGGTGCAGAGCGACCACCTATTCTAGGCAACTGTAAGGTTATCTACACTGAAGGCGGTCAGGCTAAGAAGCAAGATGATTTCCTATCTGAAGACGTACCATTTTAAGAGGTGAAACATGGCTAAGAAGAATGTAGAAAAAGCAATCCAAGATGCGCATGATTCGGCAGACAAGGCTATCGATGAAGCACAAAAAGATCTACGCGAAGCAAGACAAGACCTGTTCGCATGGTTAGGGAAACAATATACGTTTACACGTTCACAGTTGCTTGTAGTTGGCACTGCCGCAGTAGTTGCCATTGCATCACTATTACTCCTCTAGGTTAAGGCGTTAGCCTGTGTAACTGGCTTGGTTCACCAGTAACCGCAACGAACCATTACATTTTGGTATATACTGTATAGATAAACAGCATTAGAATTAATTTTAGGAATCACTATAATACACCCCGCGAGGTAAGAGAATGACCAAGCATCTTGTAATACCTGATACCCAAGTTAAACCTAACCAACCTATTGACCATCTTAGATGGGCAGGACTATATGCTGTTGATAAAAAACCAGATGTTATTATCCATATTGGCGATCATTTTGATATGCCTAGCCTTAGTTCATGGGACATCGGCAAGAAGTCCTTTGAGGGCAGACGCTACACAGATGACATTGAGTCAGGCATCAAGGGAATGGAAGCATTCATCGCACCCATCAGGGAAGAGCAACAGCGACTCATTAAGAACAAGCACAAGCAGTGGAATCCACGACTGGTATTCACTCTCGGAAACCATGAACAAAGAATTGAACGCGCTATTGAAACCGATCCAAAATTAGATGGTTTGATTGGGTATCATGATTTCAAACTTGATGAATTTGGGTTTGAGGTTTACGATTTTTTAGAGGTAGCAGTCATCGACGGCATAGCCTACAGTCACTACTTCACCAGTGGCGTGATGGGCAGACCAGTATCAAGTGCTAGGAATATGCTATCCAAGAAGATGATGTCCTGTGTAATGGGTCACGTACAGGATAGGGATATTGCCTACGCTCGCAGGGCAGACGGTAAGAATATTTTAGGCTTGTTTTCAGGCATTTACTACCAACACGATGAAGACTATCTAAGCGCGCAGACAAATGGCTCTTGGAAGGGTATCTGGCTGTTAAATGAAGTGGAAGACGGTTCATGTGATGAATTACCTGTATCAATGAATTTTCTGAGAGGTAAGTATGCAGGCAAGTGAGAAAGATTGGCTAGGTTTGCAGAAAAAGCACCCTGCATTAGTGGCTGATGATGTAAACAGCCCAGAGCATTACGCTAGTGGCAGGGTAGAATGTATTGATGCCATTGAATCGAGTATGAATCCAGAATCATTTGCCGGGTATTGCAAAGGTAACTGTATAAAGTATTTATGGCGTTATTTAGATAAAGGTGGTGTTCAATCCCTAGAAAAGTGCCAATGGTATCTAAATAGGTTATTGGAAGCAGAAAAAACGCGCCTATAGTCCATTTTAAGCGCGCTTAAGGGGTTAAGGTATACCAACCTACAGGGTTACTTTTTAACCTCGCTTATAACCTCTGATAC